GAAACCATCCATTGCTCGCGGAACTGCTGGACGTAGTTGCCCAGACGAGCGCGATTAACGGCTTGGTTGGAGAAGGCCAGGACGTCCTGACCTTCGAGCACGCCGCCAAACGAGACGGGGCTCAAGGTGTCAACCTGCCACTCCTGATACGCATTCGTCATGCGCTTGGTTTTGGCGAAGGTCGAGATCTTCGGAGTATCCTCGGGGGCGAGGATGGTAAGGAAGTCCGTGAGGTCTTCACGATCTCCCGCAACATTGTAAGTGGTTGATAGGGCCATGACTAACGAAGGTTATCGGTTGAGTTTAGCTTTTTCTCGGGCCAGAAGGAACGCTGCTGCCTCGTTTGCCGTGACGCCGCCTTTCTTGGACAACTGCATCCGAAGGGCTTCTAGCTGGTTGGCGGTCTTGGCCGCACTCGGGGTGCGGACATCGCCACCGGCTGAAGATACGACTGCCTGACCGGCAGGTGGTTTGGTGCTCATGGCGGGCTTGGGCTTGGACTCTGGTTTCGCCTTCTGCTTCGCCTCTAGGGCTTTTAGCCCCTCGATTTGGACACCAATGATCCAGTCGGCATTAGGGAGGTTCCGCATCCACGGCATCTGTGACAATGCCTGCTGGGCGAGGACGTACTCGGGCGCTTGCTTGTCCTTCAGATATGGGAACATCTGATGGGCCAACTTCTGCGCCTCACCCTTCTGCGTCAGGAACTGCGCTCTGGCTGGGATGTCATCATCAAGGGTCTTTTCCGCGTTGCGGAGGATCGCCTTGAGTTCGGCCTTGCCCAGCACGGTATCACCCACGCGGACAGGTTCGAAGTCATCCCGGTCAAGTTGCTCTTGGGCAAAGCGTTTCGCCTCCTTCGCTTGATCTCTCAAGGTCTGGAGCGACTGGAAGTCCTCAATCTGCGCCAACGGCACGTTGCTGGGCAACGGCTGGGCGGGTGCAGGTTGGGCGGCTTGCTCGGGTTGGCTGGCCTTTTGGGTCAACTGCGCCTGCAATTCCGCTACTTGGGCTTCCAAAGCTCTGCGCTTGGCAATCTCCTTGCCGATGCGCTTCTCGATCTTCTTTTCAGCTTTGTCTTCGGTTGAATCGTCTTGAGAAGGAACGTCGGCCTCACCCTCGGGTGTTTCCACCTGCTGGCTCGGCTCGGCAGACTCGGCGGTAGCCTCATCTGGGTTGGCTGAATCGTTTGGCGTTTGGTCCCTCGCCGGAGCAGCTTGTTCAGCCTGTCGTTGGGCCTTCGCGTTTTCCGCCTCCATGTTAAGGAGACGTTGCGCGGCTTGCGCGACACTCAAGTTGCTCTTCCTAGGGGCATCATTTTTCGCCTCCGTGGCGGGAGCCACATCAGCCGGCTGTGAAGGAGCCGTTTCAACAGTTTCGTTAGGCATGGGTTTAAGTCCCAAGAACTTTGGGCATGGGTTTGAGTCCCAAGAACTACCTGGCGGGTGCCAAGTGACGCTACGGGTGCGAACGCCACACCCGTATGTCAACAGGAATTATTAACTGCGCTACTAACCGCAGTAACAATTCTTATCCCGCCCGCTGCTCGGCGTCGATTTCCGCCTGCTGCATCTGCTGCTGCACGAAGTCATCGTACAGCCCGATGATCTGCGAGTAGGCCCGCAGTTCACCCGTGGCGGCGAGCGTCAACCGCTCATCCTTCACCACGGCATCGGCGCAGAGGTCGATCATCGTCGAATGCTGCATCTCCCGCAGCTCCTCGATGAAATCTTGGAAGCCATCATTCCCAACGAGACGGAACATGGCCTGACGCAGCCGGCCAAACTTCTCGGCTGACGTCAGGTGCGGGTCGCGGCGTTTCTTCATGTGCTAGTGGTGGCGGGCATCGGCCCGGGCATCTGCGCTCCCAGTCGGCCGATGACGGCGTTCTGCTGCTGCTGGAGCTGGAACTGGTACTGCTTGGCTCTCGCCTCCAGACGTTCGCGGAACGGCTGATCCTGCTGAAACCTCTGCTGAACATCGGGCTGCTGGAGGTACTGTTGAATGACTTGGAGGCCGATCTGCGGCGGGGTGCCGGGTTTGATGTTCTTCGGGATGCCCGCGAAGATCTGCGCCAGATCCTGCTGCTCATCCTGCACGATCTGCTGCTGGCCTTGCTGCGCGGGACGGATGATGCGCTCGGCGATGTTCGGGTCGATGGTGGACACAAACGCGGTGCAAAGCGCGGACCAGTCGATGACGCCTTCGCGGTCAAGGGACTGCGCGGCTTGGATGATCGCCGTCCACTTCTCGCTCATGCGCTTGAAGTCCGGCGACTGCACATCCCACGCGAGGTAGAAGTCGAACTCCTCGTTGACGTCGCCCTTGTTGAAAAGCTGGAAGTTCGGGTCTTTGACGCCCATGACGCGGAACGTCACTTGGTCCATGCCATATTGCTTGTAGAGCTTCCACACTTGGCGGAAACTCTTGGCGAGGCAGCCGAGGAACTTATCGACCTCAAACTGGTTGTAGATCGGGTCGATGGCGGGATCGCCGTCGCGGCTGGCAAAGCCGTTGTACTCCTTGAACGAAGTCTCCAGTAGCGACTCCGACTTGTCCGTATTCATGTCCGGTATCGGACGGTCGGCGTAGTGGTACTCGTTCGGACGACGCTCCGAGATCATCGCACCTGGACCCCAACGACCCGGCGGGCGGCCTTGCGGGTAGCAGATGGGCGGAAGGATGCCGAGGGAGGCGGCGTCGATGCGTGAGTCCTTGTGCGCCTTGATCTGGTCCTGCCACGGCTTGCCCGGCTCGGGCAGGCCACGGGAGTCATGGAGCTTGCGGCTCAAGTACTCGCGGCGATACAGCACGAACGGATACTCGCCGTGAGCGTAACCGAGTAGGCCGGTCTTCGCGCAACCATCGTGGTTCTGGTCGGGCGGCAGCATCGGGTTGAACACCGTGCAGTAGATGCCCGGCGTGCCGTCCTCGTCGGACAGACGCTGGTAAGCGTACACCACGCCGATGCGATCCGTGAACCGCTGCTGGGTGTACACGAACGAGCGGGAGATCGGCTGCATGTACTCGCTGGGAGACATGCTGATCAGCTTGCCGCGCACCTTTTGGATCGCGGCTTCCACCCATTCCTCGTCCCAGCCGTCCGTGTTGACCATCGCCCGCAGTTGCTCGGCGGTGAAGTACTCGACGCGGTAGATGCCGGGCGCCCGCTCCAGATCCGTGGAGAACGACGGGATGAAAACGTGCTCGTCCAGATTGAACGCACGGACGACCGGGTACGAACGCTCGGGGCCGTCCATCGGCACCGTGGTCTCGCCCGTGTCACGCAGTTCACGCAGCATACGGGCGGCCTTGTCCTTCGACGCGCCGTACTGCTCTTGGAATATGGCCTTCAGATCATCAGCTGCGCTCTTGTCCTCGATCAGCGCCACGATGTCGATGTTCGGGAACTGCTGCTGCAAGTCCTGCACGCGGACGTTGACCAGAACTTTCTCTCGACGCTTCTCCCAAAACTGACCCATGACCGCGACGCCCTTCTCGTTCATGTAGTTGGCGCACATCTCGACCTCGCGCTCAACCTCGGGAATCTGCGTCTGGATCAGCCAACGCATGAAGTTGCTTACCAACTGGCTACGCGCCCCGTCCTCGGCACCCACCGGCACAGCGGTCAGGTTGGCCCGCTTGAACGCCATGCACTCCATGGCGACCTTCTTGTTGATGATATTATCGACAAGGAAAACGCGGAGGTCACTCGCACCATCCCACGGCGTCGGGCTGACCTTGCTGCCCTCGCGGGCGTGCTTCTTGCCGTCAGCGGACTGCCCGTTCCAGATCGCGTAACGTGTCTCGTAGTTGAGGCGGCACTGGTCGATGAACGGCTGGTTGTCGCGCACGCAGTCCTCAAACGCCTTCTTGAGAAGGTTAAAGTCCGGCCCCTTGTTCTCGGGCGGAGCTAGTTGCAGACCGGGATCAGGGGGAACGGAGGTGGCGTTGCCGTCAATGGAACTCATGGGCTTTGATAAGCGCACCTAATGGGCGCAATAACAAAGGTGGCAAGCAATCAATAGCTCCATGTGCGGTCGTCCACCTGTTCGGCGGCGTGCGGGTCCACAAAGCTACAGTTGGACACGCAGAGGTAGCGCAGGCAGTCAATCGGGTCCTTGGTCGCCTCGTCCTTGCCGCCCTTGGCCGTGTACTCCTGCAAGGCGTAGATCAAGTTCTGGCAGCGGTCGCTGATGTACAGCTTGGGGGCGTTCAGAGCGGACAGGGGCCGCTTCTCATCGTAGGATAGGAGGCCATTGATCAACTGGAGGCCGTTCTCGATCTCCACGCCGGGCGCCGGGTGAAAGACCATTCCGGCCGAGTCCAGCTCGCTTATGATGGTGGTGGCGCCTTCGGCTGACTGCTTTTCCGCTGCACCGAGACGCGGGTCAATGAACCTCTCGAAAATGGTTTCGCCCTGCTCGCAGTGCTTGATAAGTTCAACGTAGTCGATGATGCCTTTTTTGCTGCCCTTCTGCGCGGGGCCGGCTTTGCCTTCGGGGCCGGTTCCGGGCAATGCCCAGTCGTCGTAGTCGGGCCACTCCCGGTAGACCCACCATGTTCCGGCGGCGTCGATGGCGACCCAGAGCATGAACCAGTTTTTGGAGCCCGCAGGGTCCAGCGCCATGAAACGTGTGACGTTGTAGTCCACGTTGTTTGTCCACGGCATCTTTTCGTGAGGTATGACATTAACGTCCTTATTGAAGCCAGGAAAGACGCTAGTGATGCTTTTGGTAGGTACGCCATATGCACGGGCCAACACTTCATCCTTGGAGCGCCCGAGCAACTTGTTTCGGAAGTCGGAGGTGTCGATGAACGTGTTGTCTTCAGTCCAGAAATAGTAGATAACAGTTCCCGGTCGGGAAAGGGACTCTTGGACGACTGGTAGCTCTCGACCCACCAGCGGGGCAAATCGCTTTTCAATGGTACGAGTCTTCCCGAGGATG